CATCCATAGATCGACCTCGGCGCGGTTCATAGCTGCCGTAAATGGGCCGGTGGTTTGGCTCATGTAGGAGGCATTGTCAGGATTTCGCAGAACGCGAGTGACCATGCGAGAGGTGACAAAGGTAATGAGGGTCGGGTTCAGTTTGCCTGAGTCCACCCGTCCCTGAATGCCTGGGTAAGTCGAGAGAATGACGGCCTCGGCGTCGGTAATTAGTGCGCGGAGGAGTTGGTCGTTCGTCGGTGCATCGTCACCGATCCAACGTTCGCGGATGTCTTGCGGGGTTGTCCAGGTCATTTCAGTCCTTCGTCGAGTAGTAATGCAAAAAGTGGGGCCGAGCCGAAGCCCGACCCCACTTTAGGAATGCGGTACGGACTAGGCCGTCGCGGTGATGTACTGAACAGCCGTAGCCAGCGTGACCTTCGAGCCGTAGACGTGGAGTCCGCGGACGATGTCGCTGAACGAGCTGATGTCGCGCAGTGCCTCGACCTTGTCGAGCTGCGAAACGTAGGCGCAGGCGGCCTCGTGGTAGCCAACAGCCTGAGCCTTGGTTTCCGTGAAGAGAGCCGACTCAACGATGGTCATGCCGTAGAGGCGACCGATGACACCGTTGCGGAGGCCCGCGTCAGCGCCAGCCTGAGCGGCATCGCTCAAGCCCGAGAGGAGCAGGTCAGCCATGGCCGAGTTCACGACACAGTAGCGACCAGCCGCAGGGACCTTCGCAGCCGACATGGCGGTGCGGAGCTTGCGGATAGCAGCCTTGGCCTGGTCGCCAGTGGTAATGGCCGTGGTGCCGTTTGAGGTACCTCCAGCGATCATCTGAGCGATGACGTAGGACTCTGAGGTTTCGGCGAGAGCCTTACCAGCAGCAACAGTCCACTGGTCGAAGGTGCCAGCAGCCTGAACCTTGTCAACATCGTCGACCTTGAAGGCAAAGGCCTTCTTCTGGTTGATGAGGAGCTGAACGGTCGAGTCCGAGAGAGCCTCAGCCGTCAACGAACCTGAGTAGGTCGAGATGGTGGGGGTCACGGCACCGGTCACGTTCACGATGTTTCCGTCGCGAGCTTCGCCAGCGTAGGTCGTGGTCAGCGTGGGGATAACTACCTGGTTCTGGAAGAAGGCGGTGTTGACGCCTGCGCTCCAGATGGCAGGAATGAAGTTGGAGATTGCCATTTGGAATCTGCCTTTCTTTGGTTAGGGTTAGGACTTTCCTAGAAGGCTGTCGAGTCGCCCTGCGGCTTTCGCTGCCATGATCTCGGTAGGAGTCATTGTTTCCAGGTCACTCCGAGTCAGTTGGCCTTGTGGCATCGTGAGGAGTGATTCTGGGATTATCCACATCTTACACACTGCACCTGGCTCAATTGAGCCCGAGACTATTTGACAGCCGTTTCCGAGTTCGTCGAAAAAAATGCAGTTGCCACAGATGAGGCCATCCTTCTGAAATGGATTTAGCGAGGCGGGCGCGTAATGGGCACCGTCGGCCATAGATGACTGGTCGAACTTGCCATACTCGAGCACGAGTTCAGCAAAGTCAGTCGCCAGTTCTTGTTGACGCTCATTGAGCGAATCCCATTCTTGGCTGTCGGGCAATCCCATTTTCGTTCTTTCTAGTTGCCGCGAAGGATTGCGTCGAGCCGTCCGTCAGTCTTGGCCTTCATGATCTCTTGCGGGCTCATTGTCTCGAGCTGCCGAACATCAGTGATGGCGCCAGGGCCGGAGGTCGATGGCTTACCTTGTTGCGGGTCGGCGGCAGGCGTCCGTGGAGCCTGTGCCTGGTTGATGAGGCTAAGCAGGATGTCTGCTTCGGCCTCGAGTTCTTCTACTGAACTGCCCTTGAGCAGTCGAGCGGCGTCGCCAGTGATTCCCTTGGCGGCGGCCACTTGCAGACGGATGAGTTCTGCCTTTGCTGATTCAGCCTCGGCCTTGGTCGCTGCGAGTTCCTCTGCGAGTCGCTCTTGGATTGGCTTCTGAGCTGCTTCATACTCGCGCCAGGCGGCGGCGGCTTCGGCATCAGCCTTGGCACGCTGTTCCCATTTGCGAGCGTTCTTTTTCCATGTCTCGAGCGATTCATTCGCGGCCTGCGCCGGTTCGATCGCTGGAGTTTCGACTACTTCCTCGACAATTTCAGTCTCGGTTGTGGTTTCTTCTGGCATTTGTTACTCCTATGCAGGATTTCGACCATGCGGTCGTCGGTAATTCCGAAATTAGGCGCGGCCTGTATTGGCTCGCATCTTGGCGAGGACTTCTGTAGCCGTCCCGCCCTGCGCATCAGCATACTCTTGAGCGAAGTCTGAGTAGTAGTCCGGGACGATTGGGTCCTCACCCTCGAACACCACCTCAACGGTGCAGTGGCAATTGTTGTGAAAGTCGGGAGCGTAACTAAATGTCCGGGTGCCGATTGCCTCACCCTCGGCGCTCGAGGTTGTTGAGAAGGCCAGAAGTGCACAGAATGCGCAGGCTCCCGGCTCGGCAATTCGCTGGACCGTTTTAGATCCTGAGTCCGAGCGGGCGTTATAGGCAATCGTCTCGCGGTTGTAGTCCGAGACGGTATAGGTCATGGCGTCCGGGAGCAGCTCGATGACGGAGTCAAATCCGGTTTTCATGAAACTTGCCATCCCATAATTCACCAGGGTCAGCGAACGCTCGGTCGAGTCGAAGGTCGGCAGAATGGCCTTATAAGGCTTGGAACCTTTTGCGAAGTCCTGACGTACTGTATCGTAGTAATCGGCCGCTACAGAGGCGTTTAGACCCCCATAGCGGGCAACTATGGCCGGAATCACCATCCGCATGAAGCCACCCATGTCTTGCTGGCCTAAATCTCGGCCTTGTGACAGTACTTTCGTTGCCTCGGCCTTCATTAGCGTCGAGACGTGAAGCATCGAGTTCCGATTACGGAGCGCGAGTGACTTCCGAGTCGCCATTACGGAGCAGGTGTGACGGGATTAGCCGCCTGGGCGAGCTGCTGGACTAGATCAACGGCAGAGGCCGCGGCCTTGTCGCGCGTAATCGCAGCCTTTTCAGCGTCCGAGAAATTGAGGCGGTTGTAAGTGACCTCAGAATTCGGCAGAAGTACGCCAGCGGCAATCAACTTCACAGCTGCGTCGGTCGAAGCGGCCACAGTCGGGGTTGAAGCATCACGCCAGACCGGTCGAACAGCGTTGACCTCTGGCGGAATTGCACCGTCACGAATCAAGAGCGCCAACTTGGCAACTTCTGACCAGGTACGGCCAAACTGCTTCTGACGGCGCTCAGCCTTTTTCACCAGACGGTTCTCGAGGGCTCGAATGGCATCCGCGGAGGCTGGGTTATCAGTCTGCAGTCCGAGATACGAGGTCGGGATGGCGGTTTCGGCAGCGAAGAGCTGCGAATAAGCGCGCATCTGGTCGAAATACGGCGTCGGGGAGTTGGCTTGGAACTGTCCGACCTGTGGCATGACGCCATCGTCGTCGTTGTAGTTGATTCCGAGCACGCGACCCTGGATAACACTCCATCCTTCGGTCGGGTTGCCGTCCGCGTCGACGAATGCATCCTCGGAGGCACCCAGAATGTATCGCTGGGGCGCTGAATAGAACTCTCGAGCGACTTCTGCGCCTACCAACGTCCGCATGGCCGAGTCGGTGATGGACATGACGGCGCGGGTGATTTCTGAACGTCCCCATGGGTCGCCGGAGCGCGGGTTGTTGATGAGTGGTGCACAGGGAACGCGTCCCAGGTTGTGCTCATCCCTGAATACTTCGACCCAGCCGTCACGAACGGCCTCGAAGTAGACCGTGACGTTAGCCAGGTACAGCGAGCCGGAAGCCACTTCGCCACGCTCGTCGAACGTTGCCAGGAGCGCAGCTGAGGGACGGCGGGTTCGCATGTCGTAGATCGCGGTAGCACGCTTGGGGCTCTCGATAGTGATGAGCGGATCGGGCTCGCCTTCCATGCCCTTACCGACAAAGACGAAGCCAGAGCCGTAGATGAGAGCGTCCTTGTGGCCTTGTGAGGATTCGAGGTCGAGTTCGTTCGCTCGGTAGATGTCGTCGAGGCCGAGGGTCGAGCCGCCAATCCATCCTTCGAAGTCCAGTCGCTCCTCGAGCACGTCGACAGCCGTTCCCGGCCATCCGACCACGGAGTTCAGGTTGCGAAGGCTCGGTGGAACCGAGATTCGGAGGTCTTTCAGCCGCTGCTTGCCCTCGTAATACAGCTCGCGCATGGAGTTCTGGAACTGGTGGCGCTCGAGCTTCTCTGAGAGGAGTTCGATAAGACCGGCTTCTTCTGGACTGAGGCTCACAGGATGACTGCCCTTCTAGGTGATGATGATCGTGTTCGCTCTTTAGTGGCCTGCCGGGCACCATTAGCGAGAACTGCACAGGCCAATAGGTCGACCTTGCGCGGTGAGTTCTTCTTTTCCTTCCTAAAACTACCAGCCTCAGTTGCAACGGCATTGAGAACGTGGCGCTGTAGTCGCGGGTCGCCATCGTGGCCAATCTCATTAGCGACGATGTCGGCCAGAAATTGTTGGGACATGGGAGCGATTCGCTGGTTCGTCGGAGGGATTCGCTCGACTCGGCGTTTGTAGGCCTTCGACCATTCGAGGACGTTCGATTCGTAGAACGAAGGGTCGCACCAGAGCATCTGAACGTCATACTCGGCAAAGAGGCGGTGAATCTGCGCCTCGACCTCATTCTGGTCGACTACCCATTCGGGATCGGTCGGGTCAGGCTCCCAGACTGCATGGACGGCGAGCGTCCCGGTCGAAATGTCCTGGATCACGATTCCGGTGGCGTCACCAGAGATTGAGCCGTCGAAGCCGGCCGTGACCTTGGCGCCCTTTGGGATACTCAAGTCACGCTTAGCCGCGCCCCAGAAGTGGGGTGAAACAAAGTCCTCACCAGCCAGTCGCACCCACTTGTTCAGTCGGTATCGCTCGAAACTGGCAAAGCCTGACGAACCGGCGGATGCAATCGAGGCCTCGAAATCGGATTCATCCAGGAGCCCTTCGGCGAGGTTCGGGTTCGCAGCTCGCCATGTGTCGGGGTCAGTCGGGTCAGAATCGGGCGGGGACTCCCACCACCAGAATCCAAACTGCGGGTCGTCGACCTCGCCACCGGCAATTCGTCGTCCATGTTCATAGAGCCGGCCTAGAAGGGTGTCGGTATTCCCGCCTGCGGTAGTGATTGCCAGGAGCAGGGATTCGGGACGGTCAGCGGAGCCTTCGCTGAGGGCGCTCCATAGCTCATCCCCACGTTGGTTCGAGGCGCTCGAGGGCCACGCGTGAAGTTCGTCAGCAACGACTAGAGACGGAGCGAGGCCGTGGGCTCGCATGGCGTCGGCAGATAGGGCTCGGTAGATCGAACCTTTCGACGGTAGTTCGAGCACGTCCTTATAGACCTTGATTATTCGCGAGAGGGCTGGGTTGTCGAGGACTTGCTGGCGGGCTTCACCAAATACGATTCGTGCCTGGGCGCGGTCTGAGGCGGCGGAGTAAACCTGCGAACCTTGGGCGCCATAGACCAGGTGCTCGAGGGCGATGGCAGTTCCTAGGAGCGACTTGCCGTTCTTACGCGGTAGGCCAATTAGGGCTCGGCGGTAGCGCATAAGGCCAGTCTCGGGATTGAGCTCGAAGAGGCGGTCCATGAGCCACGTCTGCCATGCGGTGAAAACTACGGGCTCGCCTACCTTGAAGCCTCGGGAGGCCTTTAGGAGTGTTGCCGCGAAGTCGGTGACATTCCCACCGGCTGTTAGATCACTGAGGGATGGGGCTGAGTACGCGGGCGCCCATTTTGGATCAGGCGCCGGCAGCACGTTGCGCTCTACGCTGCGCGAGTTCGTCGAGTTCGTCACGGACACGGACTTCGGCTAGGCCTAGTCGTGCGCGGTCGCTCGGTGAGAATCCAATGGCCGAGAGCCAGGTTGTCATCTGAACCCGCAGCTCTTTGAGTTGGTTCACTAGCGGATGAGTCACAATCTGACCGTTCGCAGTCTCGTAGAAGCGAGCGACCTTGCCCTCCCAGATACCTCGACGGATGTTCTCGGCCTCGTCATGGGCTCGGCAGAGCATCTCGATCATGGTGCGGTCGGATTCTGGGCTGAGCCAAGTGCGGCCTGCCGTCCAAATGTGGTTCCACAAAATGAGGCCGTCGTCATAGAGGCCGATCGGTGCCATGGGAATCGTCGAGGAGCCAGGCAGATGAATGGCATCTGGCGCCGGGTGCGTAGTCCCGGACTTCTCTTTAGGTGCTGGTGGCCGTCCTTTGGGTCGACCGGTGTTTGCCTTCGGCATGAGTTTCCTTTTCCATCTGAGCCATGCGGTTTTGCGATGGTGCTCTGCAGCTGGTCA